TTGAATACTTCTTTCGGAATATCCAACTTCTCTAGCAATCTTGTAATTAGAGTAATGGTCCTGCACACAGAAACTATAATGCAAAATTTGTCTACTAGTTAGGCTTAATGCCATAAGCGCAGATAGAATTGCATCTCTTTCTGCTTCTGCATCAGCTAATTGTACCAGTGCATCTTCTGCTTTGTTTCCGTGACTTTGGCTTTTAGGCATATCTGTAATAATTGGTGATTTTAAATCTATCAAAGAGCGACCAGCTATTCGCTCTAAACGTCTAAAATTCTTCAACACATTTCTAGCATTCGCTTTTGTTTGTCGAAAATCTACTTCTTTTAACAATTGAATCAAGTGGAATCGCTCCTTTTGTGGTATAATAACTATGTCGAAAACATTACTCACAGTCGGAGCAATCCGGCTTTTTTTATTTACTCTTATTGAATTTCCTTATTTCATCATGATATAATACAAACAACTCAATTCATCTTGAGTGATGTCATCTGGAAAACTCGACTAGAAAAAACTAGTTGAGTTTTTCTATTTATGATAAAATAATTTTATTGTGACCAATGTTTGGGGTAAAGTAACCTCACATATCACAAGCTACCACTTTTCTGGTAAAATATTCTTCTTAGTCAACCAGTGGTCGGTTGGCTTTTTTATACTTGATTTTTTATAATGGGTTTGGTATAAAAATACTATAAAAAATAAACTTAATATTATTTCTTACAGAACTACCTAGCGGAAACTAGGTAGTTTTTTATACTATCGATTGTAAAAACTAAAATACATTGGTTTCAAAACTATTTAAACCCACTTATTAAACGACTAAACCAGTGTCCAATTAGTTCTGGATGTGAAATAAAATATCCGTTTCCCACAATTGAGACAACCCAGCATATGCCTATAATCACACAAATAATTGTTAGAGGTGAAAATTTCTTATCTTTCATCTATTCTTACTCCACCTTCACAGCAAACGGCCAATAGCGCTCATCAATTGCTTTGATTTGATTTTCTGTTAACGTATCCACCTTTTCCTTACATATCGTAAAATCAATTGTTCCCGCTAAATTTAAAAAAGTATATCCTATGTTGGTCGCCCCTTTGTCTGATAATAAAACGTGATATAATGGTTCCTTCTCGACTTCGTAACCGTTAGCTAATGCATTAACAAATAAATCTCTGTTCGACTTAAACCACAAAGAAAATTCATCATCGGGCATTGCGCTTAAGAAAGAATCAGCGGAACCGATAATATCAACTTTATCAGAACCCATTCCTAAACTTTCTTCAATAAAATCATCAGCAGTTTTAGGTAATATAGCTTTTTTCGGTTCATCTAGTTGTTTTGCTAAGCTAATTGCTCTTTCGTTGGCATAGTCAGCACCTTTCAAATAATCAAGGCTGTCTGTAGAAACTTCTATGCATTCTAATTCTTCAATCAATTCTTGTTTATTCATCGCTATTCCTCCACTTCATCAAATCCACAGATTAACGATTCTTCCTTCCAAATTCCACAATCTTCCAGTACAACCTCTCTTTTATCTTCTTCAGGAAATTCAAGAATCAGCCCATTCACTAATACTGCTTTTACTACCAAAAATTGGTTTGTGTATTGCGGAACTCCTTTACCGATATACTTTACTTTGTCTCCTGGTTGAATGCTCATACTCATTCCGATACCTCCTTGCGTTTCGCTATATCATCGGACCAAGCAGCATAATAATCAAAGTCATAGCCATCTTCTCTTGGATTTTCATCTAAACGATCTGGATCATGCATTAATATGGCCTGTTTCAACTCTTTGCGTTCATCTTCTAGTTCATCTATCAAGTCATCTGGTATCTCAATCGAGACTAATTTTACTGTTTCGTCTTCTTCTGGGTTGTCAGCCATTAAGTAGTCTTTTTCATCTTCAAATTCTTTAGTTGCATGAATTAAGCTTTCTGTCCAACGTCCAGTATTTTGGGAACTTTCATATCGATATAGTTTCATTTTGATTCCTCCTAAATCAAGCCGCCGTCAATCAATAATACTTCGCCGTTTTCTTCAAGGTTTTCTAACTGATTGAAAGCTTCTTCTGCGCCAGTCTTGTCACCCTCTTCTGTATGACTTTTAGCAAGCATTTTGAACGCTTCATATTTATCAATTGTTTTCATATCATCAAAAAATTCTTTTTCGTCTTCTACTTCGCAAACAATATCCTTGTAAAGTTTTAAACATTGTTTTTCATCTTCAGCAACGATTAGCGCAAAATAAGGTTCTTTAATTTCGTAAAATTTCATTTATTTTACCTCCTGTTCAAAAGCCCACTGACTAAAAGCTTGTAAAACTTGCTTCAATTCATCATCATTTAAATCACCATATGCATAAGCTACTTGCTTATACTTCATTTTTCCACCAGTAGTTGATAAAAATCCCATGATTTCGATAACTTCACGTAATCCGTGTAATTTGCATGATTCTTTCAACCAATCCAGCACAATCTGCTGATTTTCGTTGAGTTCTGTAATACATATTATCGTTTTTAGCTCTCTTAACTCGTCCTCTGCTTCATAAGCCAATTTATCTGATTCCCAATAATTATGCCAAATACTTAATACTTCGTTTTTATCTACTAGTTCTTGTTTACTCATTCTTAGCTTTCTCTCCTTCTTCAAAATAATCCACAAGTAACTCTCTAATGGTTTCTTCTGACAGACAAATATTTTCAGCATTATAATAATCGCTAAACTTGAAACCCATTTTTTACCTCCCTGTCATCATCAATAACAAACGCATTGCCTACACTATTATCTAACAGTCTTCTCATCTGTTCAGCTTCTTCACTAGTAAATGCTTTTGCATCCTCTTTAGGTCCAAAACTGCAATAATTTCCAACAAATTTTTTTACATAATTTTTATTTTCTTCTTTTCCAGTTAAAACATAGATTAATTTCATAATTAGCCTCCGCTGTTGCCTTTTTATTACATAAAATCAGTTTAGGCGTTTTCTTGCTATTTTTCCCTGCAGCTCTGCTTCTATGGTTTAGCCTTCCAGCCATAAAGAAACGTAAAACAGACAAAAACACGCACTGATTTTGCACTTTGCCTTCTTGGATCCACTTCTAAAATAATGACAGCTGTTCTGGTTCAGTAAATGAACTGCTTGTTTTATTTTCCAGAAGTTCCATTGCTTCTTTTAGTATTTCTAATGTGTTTTGCGTTTCTTTTTCTTTTGGTAACTATTCATCATTTCAGGAGTAAAGAATTCTTTATGGTCGACCAAACCTCCACTCCTTCCTCACAAATTCACTGGCTCTTTTTTATAACCAGCATCAATCAAAATACTTTCAATTACATAAAGGTCCGTTTTCTGCTTTAAACTAGCCTTAAATTTCTTGGCAATATTTCTAGCTGTTTCTAAAGAAACAACTTCATATGTTTTAGCCAATGCATCCGCAATAATAGCGGATGTTGGCGTGTAATAAATCTCCAGCAAAATGAACACTCACTTTCATTTCATAAATCTAATTTAAATGTTCAGCTTTATATTCCCAAAATTTGCTTCTAGGCATTCCTAACGCTTCTATGATTGCATTCACTGAATAACCAACCCACTGCAAATACAAATATTCTTGAATGGTGAACTTGTCTTTATCAATTGAGCTGATTGATTTAGATTTATCCATTGTTTGCTCACCAATATCCTTACCAAGCATTTTAATTTGACGATAGACCATGCTTTTTGGATGTCTATACCAATCTGGGTTTTCATTCATTAACTTAAGCATTTCTTTTCGCTTTTGCTTTTTTTCAGCTTGAATACGTGCTATATCTTCAAAAATTACACTGTTCATTTCTTTAACCTCCTAAAAAGGCAGATCATCATCGCTAATGTCGATTGAATTACCTGCACCTGCAAACGGATCTACATCTCCACCAAACGACATTTGTTGGCTGTTATTTTGCTGATTTAAGCCTTTATTTTGATTTGTGGCATAATTACTCTCGAAATTGTTTTGAACGCTTGTACCGCTATTCTGTGAAGTCTGAATGCTATTTCTATTCTCGTTGGTGCTTTTTGACTCTAATAATTGGAAACTTTCGCAAACAACTTCAGTCACATAGACACGTTGGCCTTGTTGGTTGTCATAATTACGAGTTTGAATTCTTCCAACAACTCCTAATAATGTTCCTTTGCGAGCATAATTAGCCATTGTTTCAGCAGGCTTACGCCAAATTACACAGTTGATAAAATCCGCTTCTCGTTCGCCGTTTTGGTTTGTAAAATTACGGTTCACAGCAAGAGTAAAGCTTCCAACTGCAGAACCACTTGCGGTGTAGCGTAAATCTATATCTTTCGTCAGCCTTCCGATTAATACCACATTATTTATCATTCAAATCACTCTCCTTAACGAACACACCATTGACATTTTTTCCCTTACGATCTTTAATCTCGTTATACGCTTGGTTCAGACATTCATATAAATCCATATCATTTTGCATAGCGAGAATAACTAGTGTCACAACAACATCACCGATACCATCCCTTAAATCATTTTTATTATTTCTTGCTAATGCTGCTGCGACTTCTCCGACTTCTTCAACCACTTTTAGCATTTGTTTCTCAGGCTCTGCGATATCTAGATTTTTTTCTCTTGCCTATTTCTCAATTAATTTAACTAATTCATTCATCATTTACCCTCCAAGTATTCTTTTATTTGTCTATCAAGCTCAGCTTGTTCCTCTGACGAAAGTTTCTCTTCTTCTTGCTTCTGATTGTTAGCCCACTCAGGTAACTTTTCTTGTCTCATTGGCACCTTAGAATAGGCTGGCAGTTTATTTGTTTGAGATAAATCATATTCATCGTTATAACGATCATCACGTATCCAACGAAACAATTCTTGTGGATGGTACCAATCGTTTAATTTAATATACGCAAGATAGTTCTTATATCCTTTTTTAAACGGCTCTAAATCTTCTTCCGTCTTGAACTTCTTTAAAAATTGTTCTCTAGCTTTTTTCTTGTTGGTTTTCTTTGGATAGGTTTTCCAAACTTTTTCGAATAGTTCAGACATAGTTGAGCTTGGCTCAACACTATTCTTTTTTTTATCCTTAACTAACCTATCCTTACCTAACCTAACCTGTGTATCCATTTGGTATCCCATACGGTTGTCATCTGGTATACCAAGACGGTTTTCACTCTCTATAACCTCGGTTTTAAAGGTATATGCCTTACTATTTTTCTCAGCTAATTCAGCCTTTTCTTCTTGATATAGAGTTGGTTTGTATCGATCATTTCGAATATAGTTATGAATTTTCCAATGCTTGATAACAATAACTCCGCTATCAAAAACTAAAATGAATCTTTTGGCCATTAATAGCTTTAAATCATCATCTCCACATCCAACCATTCGTTGAATTTTCTTAGGATTATTAATAAATCCATCATCATCCGCTCGCATTGACAAATGAAAATAAAGAGATTGAGTTGACAGCGGCATGTCTAAAAATGCATCGCTATCAATGATGGTCTTTGCAAACATTCTTCTTTCAGCCAATTATCTAACCTCCTATAGTTGAAAACGGCACTTCCCAAAAATAGTCATCGTATTTTTTCACAATATTTTTAGTTGTTTCCCCTTCTATAATTTCAACTTCTTGTGTGAACTCCATCCCCTGTTCAAAAACAAAAATTTTAATATCAATATTATATTTTTTTGAAATACCTTCAAAATCTTCTTCGATAACACCCCAAGCCTGTTTAAAATCTAATATCTCTGCTAACGCTTCATCACGTTCTTCGTGCCATACTTCTATCTCTTTTCTATCTATGAAAGCACGTCTGGTATTATTGATGTAGAATTCGTTCTCACTGTACAATGTGGTTGAATAATCATCTTCAGAAATTTCAACCTTTTGCGGAACTGTGACTGGTCCATCTTCAGTCATTTTAAAATTAGGTGAAGCAATTATCCCCTCTTTCAAAAATCTGATTACATTCTCTTTTTTTCCTCTAATTTTAAGTGTTCCCTCTGCCCAGTTTGGCATTTAAATCATCCTCCTATGTTCAGTTTCTTACGTTCTTCGATGTTTAATTTCACCGGTTTAATTTGATACTTATTCAAGAAGTTCTTAGTGCCTACTTGGTGTTCCTCTTGATGGTGCTGACGGCAACCAGCATAAAATGTGAATGTCTCATGATTAATTTTTTTGCGATTTCGCCCCATACCAACAACCTCAATGTGACAAACGTCAGCATGCTTACCACAAATACAACACTTACGATATTTCAGACAGTAGTAAAACCATTTGTTATTTTCAAGCAAATATTGGTATCTTTTTTCCAGTGGTATATCGTTTTTCAAAATGAACTCAATCAAGAAACCAATCCACTCCGTCGCTTCATTCTTGGTAGCTCGACTATGTTCAAAATAAACACCACTCTTAGCCTCGTAGTAGTATTTCAAGACACTTTCAATCCATTTAGGTTCGTCATAGCTCCAACGTGCCACATCGGCTATTAGAACGTGAGAAAGTGCATTCTGTTTTTGAGACATCTGTCGATTATCTAAGAATTCAACTTTCGCTAAATTATCATCGTTATTAGCCAGAAGTTCGAGAAAATTTGAATTTATTTCATCCTCAAATTCGATGACCAATTTATTTCCTATGTGGTTTATGATTTTTCCAATCACTCAATCACTTCCACCATAATGCCACTATCAACTATGAACTCATTAAGTGCTGTCAATTGACTGTGCGAACCTGAAAGTCTTAATGTTACTGTATTTTTATTTGTATCTTCTACTTCCGCTTTCGGTGATAGTTCACTGACTATTTCTCCTGTATTTTTGTCAATTACTTTATCTTCTACGACTGTTTCATTTAATTCTCGCATTGCTGCTTCATATTCTTCATGTGCTTTCTGTTGTTCTATAGCCCTTTCTTCAGCGGCTTTTTTCTTTGCTAGTGCAGCATCAATCTCAACCATCAATTCTGCAGCTGTTTTTCCGTTATCAATTTGGCTTAACCACGAGTAAGGCTCTAATCCTAGTGCCTTTACATAATTTTCTATAATCGCTTTTTCTCCTATAACTCGCTCTTTTTCTTTAAAAATCATTGTCATATCGGCAGCAATTTCTTCTAAAGTTTTTTTATTTATTTCTCCTTTTGCAGTAAAAGAACTCTTATTTAACCAGTTATTTCTAATACCTACTTCTTCTAACTCAACACTATAGTTTTCTGACATTTCTTTAATAGTATCTTTGATTTTTTCAAGCCTCTTAGAACGTTCTGTTTCTTCATATAATTGGATACTTTCGTTGATGCCATCACTTACTAACTTAATTTGTCCAACATAAGTTTTAATTTTGTCTTCAAACGATTTCAAGGGTTTGTTATACTCGTTTTTTATTGCTTTGCGCTCATTATCTAAAAGTGTCGCCACTTTATTTAAATCCGCTTTTGCTTGCTTGGCTTCTGGAATATTCGCATCTGTAAAAATCATACTTGAGTAATGATTTACTGCTTTATCAACCATTTCTTTTAGTTGCGATTCGTTCTGAATTGTTATTTCACTGGCTTTAAAATCTACTTTAAACTGTACATTTGTTGTTAATTCATTTGTCATTACCTTTGCCCCCAGTTAATATTTTTTACTTGATCATTTGTATTGTTTTTATTGATCTCTATTTCATAGTTACTTTTCCACTTATTTAACTGTCTCATTGCTTCTGGATACTGTTTATCTGTCATACTGTCTAATGTTTGTGCACCAACATGTTGCAACAATCCATTTCTAACAACTTGCATATCGCTTGAGCTTAGTTCCGCTACTTTTCTTATTAAATCGTTCATCTCTGATATTTGTTTACCATTAACCAAATTTATTGGTTCTTTAGCATCAAGCTTCTTTTGAAATGAATCAGGATCATCTTTATCTGTTGCAATATTAAAAAATTTCAATAAAAAATATTTTTCTGCATAAGTTAATGCTTTACCTACACCCTTCTCACCAGCAATATCAACACCTTGTGCATACCACTTTGATTCCAAAAAATCTTCTGGATTATCAATATTAATCCAGCGCATAGTCATCTCAAGTTCAGTAAAATATGTTATTCTTTGTTTCTGTTCTGTCTGTTTCGTGTACTTATTGTATTGATTTATAATCTCTATCTGGTCCTTAACTTTATGGCCTGTAATTGCTGGTTGTAATAACAATCCCATTTCATTAATTTTTGAATGTAAAGCTCCTAGGACATCACTTGATCCAACATAATTAAATTGACTTCCTGATTGTTCTTTTTTTAAATAAGATACTTTTTTTCTTACTTCTGCTAATCTTTGATAAACATTTAGTTGTTCATCCATTTAACAAGACCTCATTTCTGTGATATAATTTTTCTTGTATAATTTTTGTATGCGACTTATTGCTTGCCGGCTTAAGTCGCTTTTTTGTCGTCATGCAACACCTCTGCGCTCTTTTTGTTGCGCAATGTATATTTTATTTTTTTGTTGCTGGTACCATAAATCAGCAAGTTTTTTCGTTTGTTCTAATTTGTCTTTTCTTGTCATTTCTTAACCTCTCTATCTTCAAGTGCCAGATCATAAAACAGTGTCCAAATGATGAATAAGCCGATATATATATTTTGGATAATCGGATTAAAATTTCCGCCTACTATCAACCCCAATCCGAAAACGATTAGCAATACTGCAATTCTTCTTAAGTTATAAATTTTTCTCATTTCATTTCTCCTTATACATGGATTCTATTTTGAATTTCTAAATATCTTAAAAATTCAAGTTCTCTTTCAATTTGATAGGCTTTTCCTTCGGTCAGTTGTTCTGATTGTCTAAGCGCTGCTCTATCATCTTGTAGTTGTTTACGCTCTTTTTTGATTTGGTTGAGTATCCAACTTTCTTGTTCAGTTGTATAAGCCATAATATTCTCCCTATGCAATGTCGTTTAAGTCAAAGCTCATTTGTCTTACAACTGTTTTTGTTGCTGTGGACGGCTCCCAGTCATTGATATATTCAATTACGATTGGATAATGTTTTTCTCTTAATTGTGATCGGGTCCCCACGCCTGTGATTTGCTTAATACCTGAATTAATATCTTTGTATAGCTTGCCACGCTGTTCCTTTGTGATTTTTCCAAATCCTCTTGCTACTTCTGCTACTCGTTGATGAACTCGACGTGATAAGTAGCCATAATCATCTGCACCAATTTTTTGATTGTCTTTTAAGTTGGCTACTTCTTTTTCGATTACATCTACACGCTCATTTGTTTCTTCATTTGCTGATAAAGCAAGCATCGCCAATTCTCTTTGCGAGGTTGGAAGTTTAGGCTGTTGAATTTCTTTTTCCATTTGGTTAAAAGCTTCAATGTATTTCAGTTTGAATTCCAACACTTTTTGAGTGTTATTAAAACCTAATACTGCTAGCGTAAATCCATCTCGATTCATATAAACAACACGGTAAGCCTGTTTATTTTGCGGATGAATATAAGTGTCTTCACAAAATAGGTCTGCATATTTTTGTGCAAGCCCCTCTTTCAAATCATCAATTGCTTTTAAAACAGCTCTATGTTCTTTTCCAAAAGTTTCTGCAATTTGTAAACTACTTGTTACTGCTTGTTCATTTTTCATAATTACTAAGTCTGCCATTTTCTTCCTCCTGTAACGTTTATTTGTTTCGCTTATACTTGTTTTTTTCCCGCCAAACCAAAAATTCATCAAATTTCTGAATGTGAATAATTGGCATGCATGATGTAACGAGTCTATATCCATCTTTAAATTCTTTATGTTCCTTAAACTCTCTCAGAAGTTTTTGAAATGTTGGTTTGTGATGCTGATAGCCAAAATAAACAATTGCTTCATCTTTTGCCATCCAAGCTTGCTGTAAATCGATAGTCTTTGCTAGTGTGATTTGCATGTAGACATCTCCTTTCTATGCTGTCTTGTCATGTAAGAACTTGTTAACAAAATATATTTGCCCTTTACCAGTAATTTTCGGCGTTCGACTAATTCGAATACTTCCATCTGGATTGTTATGGGTTCGTTCCTTGATTTCCGCAATTCCCAAATCAAGTGACCGCTGGGTTGGCATATTGTAGCTTTCACCTTTTCGAGCAATTAGATACCCATTGTCTCGCAGCCATTGGAATAAACGATTCTGCCCAATGTCAATGCCGTTTTGCTTAATTAGCTTAGCTAAGTCACCGATTAAAATGGAAGTCTTACTTGCATCCACGGCATCTGCAAATAATGCTTTAGGTTTTAACGATTCATTTTCTAGTTGTAATACTTCTATTTTTTTCTGTTGAAATTCAAGAGCTCGTTTAGTAACCATTTCTGGGCTATTCCAAAAATTTTCTAGTTGAATAAAATATCTGCGAGCTTGCTTCCCTCTTTCGGTACGTTGTAGCATTGAAATTTCCTTAGCCATGTCTAGTTTCACATAATGATTTACTTGTGGGCGACCACCAAAAGGTTTATCGGATTTTTCCGAGAAACTGATAAAATCAACGTTTTCATCAAACCCGTATTTAATCATTCGTTTAAACCAGTCAGTATAATTATCTTTAACTCCCAGAAATTCATATAACTCTCTACCGTTAACTAACTGTTCATCATTTTCATTTGTTGTGACTTTAATTAGTTCGTTCATATGGTTTCATCCCTTCTGTTCTGGTTGTCTTTCGTTCCATTAATGGAGCACTTTTCCTTTTTCATTTGTATACTTCCAAAATTACCCTTGTTCACAAACGTGAACTTTTTCTTTAAAAAAATATAAATGAATAAAATTTGTTTCCAAGTCTAGCAATTTGCAAGCTTTCGTAATTTCAGTGTCTTTCCAAGAGACTTTCCCGTTCATTTTCAATGATATTGTTCTCTCCGACAATCCCATTGCGATAGCAAAATTGTATTGAGTTCCAAACTTTTCAACAATTCTTCCTGCTAATTTTGAGTAATCATAGCACATTTACAAACACCCCCTTCAAGTTCACGAACATGAACTTTATAACCATATAATACATTGTTCATTTCTTATTGTCAACGAAAAAGTTCATGATTCATGAATTTTTCCGTTGAAGATATATTCAATATCTTGTATACTTAAATCTGTAAGGAGGTGTACCAATGGATAGAGTTAAAACATCTGCTCGTCTAAAGCAACTTATGAGTGAGCGCAATTTAAAACAAGTTGATATTCTTCGTTTGTCAGAACCATATCAAAAAGAATTAAATATAAAAATGAGTAAAAGTACTTTGTCACAATATGTAACTGGAAAGCAATCACCTGACCAAAATAGAATTTATCTTCTGTCAAAAACTTTAGATGTTAACGAAGCATGGCTAATGGGGTTTGATGTCTCTAAAAAAAGAATCCCTGACGAACAAAGATCTAGTGAAAAAAATGACTTCGACATAGTACCTATATTCAACCAGTTAGAACCCAAGATCCAACAGCTTATATATAACGAAGCTAAGTTTCATTTAGAAAAACAAAACAAAGCTTCTAATAATGTGGTTAACATTAACAAGAAAAAATATGATACTTTAGCTGCGCATTCACCAGACCCTGATAAAGTATTTACTGATGAAGAGAAACTTAAAATTAATCAATTTCTAGATAAAGTGGATGCTGATTATGATAGGAAGCAAAAAGAATGTAAACATCTTTTTGATGATAAAGAATAATTTTCAGGAGTATTTTATGAACGAATATGAACTGTTGGTGTCAGAGGTACAGAAAAAAGCACCAGTTATTGAAACAGATTTGTTTCAAAATACTGGATGCTATGGTTTGTACCGTGATGGTAGAATTTATATTGAAAAATCGTTGAGTCTAATTAAAAAAAGAAATGTGCTAGCTGAGGAACTTGGACACCACGATACATCGTTTGGTGACATATTAAACCAAGACTGTTTAGAAAATCGTAAACAAGAACTAAAAGCTAGACAATATGCTTTAGAACAATTAGTCACTTTGGATGATCTAATTAAGTGTTCAGAATCAGGATTCAGTAATCATTACACGTGTGCTGAATTTTTAGGGGTAGACGTTGAAACGCTAAAAAATGTACTCGCCTATTATCGACAAAAATTTGGTGATACCCATTTTTATAAAGGTAGAATTTTTGAGTTTAATGATTTATCAGTCATGATTTTAAATACAAATTTACAATAAAAAAGCCCCGTGCTACAACACGGAACTCTTTCCTCATTTATGAGAATTATTCAATAAATACATTATATCAGAAATGGGGAGCTTTAAAAATGAAAAAAATATTTACATCTATGGCTTTTTTATTATTTGTCGTAGTAATATTTGTTGGTTGTTCTAAAAATGTGAATCCTGATTCTTCGAAATCTTCTACACAAGAATCTTCAAAGACCTATAAAATTTTAGTTGATCAAGATTCCACTGAACAAAAGGAAAAATTAGAAAAGATATCTGAGTATTATAAAACCGCAGATCCAAAAAGCTATAATTCTAACGTTAGAGTTAATTCGATGTTAAGAGATGAAAAGGCACATAAAGGCGAGAAGGTTTATTCATTAGCTAAAATAATTCAAATTATAGATGAACCAAGTGATGAATATATTTATTACATGGGCTATGTTACTTATGCAAAAAACGATAGAGAGTATGTTATGTTAGCGGTATTAAAAGATAATGTTTATTCCAAAGTTTTACAAGATGATGAAATTTTATTTTGGGCTTCATTTGCTGGTTCTTATGACTATACTACAAACTTAGGTGATAACAATACACTTCCTTTGCTTAAAGTAGATATGTATAAAAATGTAACTGCCTCAGAAGAAAAATAATAAAAATGCGTAGTTTTGTTATTTAAAGAAAGGATACAACCATGAAAGTAGGAATGCGTAAACCAAGTATAAAAAAATCAATAAGTGCTCGTACTACTGGAAAAGCTAAACGTAAGCTTAAAAAAGCAGTAATTCCTGGTTATGGGCAAAAAGGAACTGGTTTCATTAAGAACCCAAAGAAAGCTATGTATAATAAAGTATATAATAAAACAACTTTTAGCTTTTGGGATTTGTTCAAATAATCACCCTAAATTTTACAGTTTTAATTTAGTTTATAAAAATAATTGAATGGAGTCTTAAAAATGAAAAAAATAACTATCAGTATTTTACTACTATCTTCATTGACTTTAGGTGCTTGCGATTCTTCTAGTACTGCACCTGAAAAAAATAAAAAAGAAACTAGCACAACAAAAATAACTGAAAAAACATCTGCTACAAAAACCAGTACCAGTACTGAATCAACTAGCGATAATAAAAAGACAGTTTATACTTTAGGTGAATGGTGGGAAGTTCCCAATCAATGGAAACTCAAAATTGACAGCGTGACTCCTACAGATGAAAGAAATTCCTATTCAGATAAATCACCACAGCAAGTAGTTATAATTTCTTATACTTATGAAAATCTAGGATATGAAGATGACATTCAAGATTTATTTATTATGCCAGAAAATGTGGTAGATAGTGCCGGAATAATGGGTGAAACTTATCCCGTCTCTACCACAGGAGCAAAGCCAACACCTGTTGGAGCAACAATGAGTGGGGCTCAGGCAGCATATGGTGTTCAAAATCCTGGTGGAAACATAAAAATATTATTCAAAAAATATGATTCAAATCGTACTGGTCAAGCTGCTACATTTGAAATACCTGTACAATAAAAGAAATAGCCTTAGGGCTTTTCTTTTTCAAAAATTAAGAACATACATTCGAAAGGAGTTTTAAAATTGTGGATCGAGGAACTTCCTAATGGAAAATTTAAATACTTTGAGCGATATAAAGATCCGTACACGGAAAAATATCGACGTGTTTCAGTTACACTTAATTCAAAGTCTAACCAAGCGAAAAAACAAGCGATGATGGAATTACAGGATAAGATTAATAATCGAATGGAGAAAAAAGATCAAAAAAAAGTATCATTAGAGAATCTCTTAAATAGCTGGTGGCAACAACATCAATTATCTATTAGGAAAACATCAGTTAAAGCTTACGGAAAAATTTTAAAATATATATTTTCCAATATGAATGTTGATGTACTCATAAGAAACACAGATACAAAATTTTTCCAAGACTTTATTAATGATTTACCGCATTCGTGGGAGTATAAGAAAAAATTCAAAAGTGTGCTTAACATGTCCTTCACTTATGCACAAGACATGGGAATGATTGATGAAAATCCTATCAATAGAGTGAAAGTTGTTAAACCCCCACTAACAAAAGAAAATTTTGAAAATATAGAAAGTAAATACCTCGAAGAGAGAGAGGTTTATCAATTATTAAACTATTATTATTCTACATTTCAAAGTGTCCATCATGGTCGTTTAGCAGAGTTTATGTATTTAACTGGATTAAGAGCTGGTGAAGCAATTAGTCTTACTATAAATGATTATGTAAAAAATGAACATGCTATTTTAGTTAATGGGACTTTGGATTATTCTAACGGTTATAAAAACGCTACAAAAGAATTACCTAAAACTCTAGCATCATTCAGGAAAGTAGAATTATCAAATAGAGCTGTAGAAATAATCGAAGAGTTAATTTTAGAAAGAGAAATAAAATTCAAAAAGCAAACAAATTATCTATTTGTTGGCAAAACGGGCAACCCAATTCAAGTTAATTCATTCAATGCCTCTCTAAAGAAAGCTAATGAAAGTCTAGGTAAAAATAAAATAAACAAAACTATATCAAGTCATATTTTTAGACATTCTCATATTTCACTACTTGCAGAATTAAATGTACCAGTAAAAGCAATAATGGAACGTGTAGGCCACGTTGACACGGAAACAACTTTAAAAATTTATACTCATGTTACAAAAAAAGCTAAAACAAATCTGGTAGAAGCTCTAAATAAATATGGCAAGTAA